GTAATAGCCTATTTGTCGTTGGCTACTATGCCCCAGATATACTCGGACCCCGTCAGTCGCCATGCAAGACGGCGTGTGACGATTTAATTGATCTGTTGTGTCTGAAATGTAGCCGCGCTGGTGCCACATGTTGGTGGCCGCATCGTAGACCCACGTGACGTTGGCAGTGGGGAACGTCAGCACGTAGAACATGTGCCCGTCTTGCTGGTACGTGTACGCAATCGCGTCCGAGATCGTTGAATACGTCTGGATAGCGTATTCGATAGCGTGCGTCGAGATGCGCTGCGGCTGGTAGCCACGGGCGCGGTAAACCATACCAAAACCCCGCGCGTCAGCCGACAGCCAAAAGACGCTGTTGTCCATCTTGGCGACCGAGTATGGCGCAGCGCAGCCTGTCTCAAGAAACGCTCCTTGGATGGGGGCAAGCGGGTAGTCTGGCTGGCCGGCGTCGTACCAGACTTCGGTCGAATTGTTGCCGAAGATCCAGATTTCTTTGTGGTCGACAATCAGCGACACCACGTTGTCGGGCGAAGCTTCGGCGCTCGCAAACGACAGCGGCTCAATGCTGGCGCCGTCAAACAGTTCCGTCACCCACACGCGCTGACTGTTCGGCTCGTTGAACACAAAGTAGCCGTTGATATAGCCTACGGTGACGGCGCCAGGAAAATCAAAATCGCCAATCTGGGCAAACGCGGTTGTGTTGATGTTGTAGATGTAGCCGTTTGGGTTGGCCGCAATAAAAATTTGCGAGCCGTTATCGGTCATGCTTACAGGGCCAGTTCCCGCAATGCCTGTGCCGCGAAGGGTAGTAAGACCGTCGCCAATAGAATACAGTTCGGAGCCAGCTACGGCATACAAGACGCCTTTGACAACCCACATACCTCTAATGCTGCCAGACCCGCCGAAATTTGTATAGCTAAGTATGCTTGGCACCCGCTGAAAGTACGCCGCCGTCTTGCCGCCGTCCGGAGTGGACTCCGGGTACATGTTGATCAGCCGGTTGTCCGCAGCGTTGATGCTGCGGGCGACATAAGCGGCGCCGAGGATGGGCGATTTCATTAGAAATTGCCGGCGTAGATATTAAATCTTTGGCGCGTCCCAACGATGCTGTACGGAATCGACATCAGGTCGTCAGGATTGTTGATGCGCTTCAAGTTGCGCTTAGACGTCATCGCAATCCGCTGCACTTGCCGCGACGGCTCGACGCCAAACTCAGGCGCCAGCTCACAAGCCAAGTTGTACCGAAACGCTCGCAAATAGCCGGGCGGGAACGTCAGATTTGTGGCCAAGATGGCTGGCCGCGACAACTGTTCCACTGACACAAAATGAAACTCCAGCACCCGCGTAGGTACCGGATAGATGTACATCTCAATGTCGGGGTACGTCATGTTGACCCACATGACCTGCGGGTAGGTGCTGCGCACCGTCTTCAACGCAATCCCGTTGTACTGCTGCTGGTTGATGAGCTTCAAACCGTACGAGACGCCAGTAGTCGGGTCTTTGAAATACGACGAGTCATCAACAAGAATAGGTCGGTCGCCGACAAAATCGCCGGTAGGCCCAAGCGTGCGTCGGATCTCTGTGGCCGGCCAACTGAACACTTGATCTTGCGTTGAGAACACTGACAACCGCTCGGTGTTCCACGACTCGATCATCTGGTTCATAGCTGACAGCGCATCGGCTGCCGACTCAGGCGAAGGCGACTCGCCCTCTGCTACAACACCAAGCAGGCGCAGCGCGCCCGTAATGATGTCACCCGCTGTAGTTGCCATCGACCGTCTCCTTACGACGACGACCTCGGCGTGCGAGTTGATTGTTTGGCACGCTGTCTACGGCCCCGTCAGGGTCTGCGCCCAGAGTATAGCGCGTCCAGCCGTTTTGTTCATCATACTCCGCTTCCAAGTCAGAAATGGCAACTTTCTCGCCGTGGCGCGGGTGACGCAGATAAATGATGGGCATAAAAGTCGGGGGCCGAAGCCCCCGCCAGGTTAGCCAGCAGCCATGATGACCCAGTTGGTGCCGTCTTCGCAAACCAGCGTCGCCCACTTACCCGCGGTCGCGGCGAGGATCGCCGTGCCGAGGGTAGCTGAGTTGACTGGCCTGACGTTCGTCGACGCCGAGATCACCGTATAGGTTGCAGACAGGTTTTTGATAGTCACGGTCCGACCGATGTAAGCAGAGCCGCTGGGCAACGTCACGGAGACGTTGGCAGCGGAGCCGTTACACACCACATAGTTCTCATCATCGCCCAGCGTGAAACTGGCAGTTTCAGTAACTGGAGCGTTGAGATAGAACGCCGTGAGCGCAGGGTCAGAGTACGCAACACCTACAGGCTTGTTGTTAGCCATTAGCGACTCCGGTTATTACTTCAGGAACGCAGACCAAGCAGCATCACCAGTCTTGACCAGTCGGTAGGTGTGCGCGCCAAAACGCGGAACCGTGACCGAACCGTAGACGGTGATGCCAGTCCCGGCAGTGACAGGAACAGTCGACGACGAACCCGTGTTGTTATTGTTGGTGATCGTCAGTTCAAACGACGAGCCAACTTTAGCACTCGGGATCGCGGCGTCAAGCTGCGCTGCGGTCGCAAGCGTAACCGTCAGCGTCGCATCGCTAGCCTTTTGGCAAACAACCAGACCGATCGCCATTTGAGCGCCGGTCAGAGTCGTGTCGCCCGTCAGCGTCGCGGGGATGGTTTGTACGCCCATGACGGCTTCGTCGAGATTGCCGTCACCGACTTGATAGCCACCTGCACCATTAGGAAGAGCCATGATTCAATCCTTTCAAATATGTGACCAAGACCGGCGTTTCCGAATGTCCGTAATGGACTGCCGGGATACGCCGTATTTCAACGCTAAATCTTTCCCAGGTTCGGAACTAGCCCGAATCGCCAGCACATCCTCTGCCGTTAGCTTCGCAGCATAACAAGTTTCACCCTGCTTTCCAACGCGCTTGTGACGCACAACTTCCCCGGCAATGTGCCGCCAAGAATGTCGTTGCTTCAAGCTGCCGATGGTAGCGGCGGCGACACCGTAGTCTGCGGCGATAGCAGCATAAGGACGTGGGTCTGCAAGAATGGCTGCGGCCTGCTCATCCGTAAGGATAGCAGCCCGATTGCGGGTGCCTTGAGGCGCTCGGGCGCGCCCTTTAGCAATTTTTTCCGCCATGTTTTCAGCGCAAGTGCCAGCGCGGAGGTGCGCGGGATTAACACAGCAAGGGTTGTCGCAAGAGTGAAGCGCTTGCGTCCCGACCAGCAAATCGCCGGTATGAAACGCAAGCGAAAAACGGTGTGCTTTTTTAAAGAGCACACCACCCACTTCACCTTTAAACATCCCGTAACCGTTTTTGTCCCGAGAGCCAATCCACTCCCAGCACGTGTCGGTCTTTTTGACTTGCATAAAGAACCGCGTCTCGGCCGATAGGCCGCGAAACTGTCCTGAATGCTGAGCGACAGCTATCGGCGAACCAAACTTACGGTTGCGCTTCCAGTGTTTGTCGCAGAGTCCTAAAGCCAACACAATGTTCTCGCATTCCTTAATACAGCAGATTTTTGGGTCCATACTAGCCTCTTGGTTAGGGAGGCCAGTATATCCCCATTAGTCCCGTACTGTCAAGCGTTTAGACGTTAGCCCCAGAGACGTACGCCCATTTGGGGACGGATAACAGAAAAGCCGTACAATACATCGATGCGGCAAGGCAGTCTATCATTATTGATATCGTATTGCCGTACGATACGCATCGAGATGCCGTTATGCACCTGGCGCGAGGCCATGTCCACGCCTTGCGGCATCAGCAGGTCAGCGGTCGCAAACGTGATCGCATCTTTATGATAGATCAGGTTTTGCGGGTACTGAGTGCTGGCGCTACCCAAGAAGGTCACCGCAGCGCTGGCTTGTGGGAACGCATCGATCGTCGCAAGCGCATGGCCGGAGGTGTACATCGCGGGGCTGACGCTGACGGTGTACGCGCCGCCGGTGGCGGTTGCGTCCGCAGTGGCCACGAACTGTTGCAGGCTGCCAGTCGACTCACGAGTCTGCGGGTTGACAGCGTAGACGTTGGCAACGGTGAACACGTCACCTTGCTTGATCGTCTGCGAGCCAGTGCCCGTGATCAGGATCGTGGTCGAGCCTTGAGCCGTCACAGCGCTGGTCACCGTGTGCGAACCCGTGCGGGTGCCGGTGGTGTGCTGCTTGATCGACTGCGACATGCTGACTTCTTCAAAGCCCAGCACACCTTCGCCCATCAGGCCATTCTTGAACTGACGGCTGATGGTGTTGGTGGGGTTGAACAGACCCTTCATGCCTTCGACGAGGCCAGCGTTCGCAGCCGGGTTAACGGTGGCATAGCGGGGAGCCATGACCGCAGCGGCTTCGTTCAGCTTCTGTTGGCCTTGCAGCAGCACCAAGCTGGTTCCGGGCGTGGTGCCAGGGGTGCCAACCGACTGGTAGATGCTTTTGAAGCTGTTGGCAACGTCAGCGTCGATGCTGGAAGCAAGCTGACTAACCCGAGGCTTCAGCACACGCTCTGCGAAGTCATCGAGCTGCATGGTCAGCTCAGCGGTCGTGAAGTTCACGCCGATGTGCTTTTGGCTCGAAACAGTCAGAGTGGTGAATTGCTCGTTGTCATCTTGCACTTGCAGCGCAGCACCGTCGGTCACCAGAGCGCGGTCCGGCAGACGGATACGCAGCGTGGAGCCGTATTTTTGCGCCTTCGACAGCAAACGAATCGTCATCATTGTGTTCGGCACTGCTCGCTACTGCAATGCCCCGCTTTCGCGGCCTTGGCTTTCACCAAGGATCAGACTATATCTTCAGACGCTTTTCCAGATGCGCCCGCTGCGGATCATCGACACCAAACCACGGGTGACGTTGTACTTCGCAGCGATTACATCATGGGTGCCAACTTCAGATCGAATTGCAAGGGCTTGCTCAGACGACAACTTGCGGCGACCGTTACGGTCGCCTGCGGCTTGGCGACCTTTAGCCACCATGTCTGCCATGTTGTCCTCAAACGTCCCGCTGAACAGGTGTTTTGGGTTGACGCACTTACGGTTGTCACACGCATGCAGAACATGCTGCGTAGTCGCTCCATACGCCAGCTCAAACGCTACGCGATGCGCGTAAGCAGTCTTGCCGTCCTTATGAAACTGACCGTACCCGTTAGGCATTAAACATCCTGTCCACTCGTGGCACCCGTTATCTCGGACTGCCACTTTTGCAAAAAAGCGATCTTCGATTGGTTTTTTCACGCCCGCCCCGCATTTCGCGCTCGCTTGAGCGCTACGCCTTTCGGCTAGTCGTTGAACCTTCATCATATCACAGTTAATGATAAGATGCTTGGCTGCTGATTGCCCAATCACCGCGCTTTTCAAACCATCGCGCTTGCCGTTTCCAACTACGCTGTGGTGCATGGTGCTCTAAGGGGTTTCCAGCAATTAACGGGGTTTAACGTCAGCTAGACTTTCGTTTACTGACGGTTTACGGTACGGGTGATCACCAAGGAGTTTTCTAAGATCTCCAAAGCCTTGCGTGTGATCATATCGATCGTCAAAATACTGTTGGCCATGTTACTTCCTTTAGATAATTAGCCGGTCGTATTAACTACCGGCATGATTAACGTCCATGCTTCGCTTCCCACGCCTTG